CCCGCGCGTGCGCCGCCGGAAGTTTTCGAACCCCCCCCCCTTTCCACAGCCCCAAATCCGCGTTCTCTGACCTTTTTACCCTGACCAATAGTTTGGCTACATGAACATCCGAAACCGCGTTAAAGAGTTGCGGAGAGTCCCGGCGGGCGACCTCCGGCCCAATCCGAAGAACTGGAGAACGCACCCGGAGTCGCAGCACAACGCACTGCGAAAGGCATTTGCAGAAATCGGCATGGCAAACGCCTGCGTAGCAAGGGAACTTCCAGACGGGAGCCTCATGCTGCTCGACGGGCACCTGCGAGCGGAGACGGCAAGCACTTCGCTCATCCCGGTAATCGTCCTCGACGTTACCGAGGAAGAGGGCGACAAGATTTTGGCGACGTTTGACCCCGTCGCAGGCATGGCAAAAACAAATTCCGAAGCGTTCGCCGAACTCAGCCGATCGTTTGACGACGTTGTTGACAGGCTGCGCGAACTTGCGAAGCCAGACGATCCATACGAGCCAGACCCATCGACCGACACCGACGCGACACCCGGAATACGCGTGGTTCAGTTGTTTTTCGACCAAGACAACGTCTTGGAGTTTCACGAACTTTCGAGCCGTCTTGCTGCAGAGTATGGCACCGATGGGGTGACGGACACCGTCCTTGAAGCAGTGACGCGGGAGGCCGCGAAATGAACATTCGAGACAGGGTGAAAGAGTTGCGGTTCGTCTCTTGTGAAGACGTTCTCCCAAATCCAAAGAACTGGAGAGAGCATCCGGAAGGACAGCGCAAGGCGATGGAGGGAATCCTTGAAGAAGTCGGGTGCGCTGCCGCAGCGCTTGCGAGGGAACTGCCGGACGGGCGGCTGATGCTAATCGACGGCCACCTACGGCTTGAACTAGCCAAAGGCGGCAAGTTGCCTGTGCTCGTTCTGGACGTTACCGAGAGCGAGGCGGACAAGTTACTGCTGACGCTCGATCCAATGAAACAAATGGCAGACATTGACTCCGTTGCGGCGCAGAGTTTGTTTGAGTCAATCGACACAGGCAACGAATCGCTGGCAAAATTGCTGGGCCGCACGGCAGAGGCGGCGGGGCTGTTCAGCAACGGCGGGGAGTTGCACGACGCGGAAGAACCGCCGCATGGCGAAGATGACGACGACGCCGACGAAGCCGTACTTGCGGGCGTGCGAATGGTTCAGTTGTTTCTGAGCGAGACAAACATCGCCGACTTTCACGAAGCGTGCGCAACGCTTGGCGAGCGACACGGAACAGACAACCTTACCGACACAGTTTTGGAGGCAATGCGAAGTGCGGTCAATTCGTTGTGACGTGCAAGTTGAAGCAGACCGGCTCTACGGCCAGCAATTGGACGAGTCGCACTACGATACGCTCGTTGGCGGCAGCGAGCCTTGCGACGTATACAAGCCCGACGGGACACCGCTGCTGAAATACCGCCCCGGCTGGTTCTCGGAAGAGTTGTGCAGGTCCGTCTTGCCGACGTGCCGCAAGGTCGCGCAGCCAACTACAAACAGAGGCATGGCGTCGGGGACTGTCAGGGAAGGCCAAGCGAATGCGCCTTCGTTCACAAAAAGTGGCAGGCGAACAAACACATCACACGCAAAACCAGTGGCGAGCGGCATCGCGGGCTACTTTGACAGGAACCCCCGATTTCCTTTTTGCAGGCAAACCGCATTCCTCATATCTGAAGCGGCGGCGTGGAAACGGTTCCTCCCATATATCGCAAGGGCCGACGAAGGCTTCCGCGAGTTCATGCCTGACCGGTGGGAGGTTCAACGCGAGCACGCCAGCCGCACTGCGTCGGATTGGGTTATCCCTCAAAGCACATTCACAACCGTCACCGTCAACAAGAACTTCCAGACCGCCACGCACAAGGACGCCGGTGACCTACACTCAGGATTCGGAGTGATGTCGTGCCTGCGGAACGACAAGTACGACGGGGCTTATTTGGTGTTCCCGGCCTACCGCGTTGCGGTGAACTTTGCGCACGGGTGCCTGTGCCTCGCGGACGTTCACGAGTGGCACAGCAACACCGGGTTCAAGAACATGCGGGCCGGTTACGAGCGCATCACGCTCGTCTTCTACTACCGCGAGAAGATGATTCACTGCAAGTCGGCCCGAGAGGAAGTTGAGTGGGCGAAGAACCGCAAACGAGGGGAGTCGATGACAGGATGAATCGCATAATCGGCGGGGAGTCTTGTTTCGTTTCCGTTATTTCGCACAAACGCTCCGCGTCCGTTTCGTCGATGCAAGAAAAATGCGGCGAAGCAACTTGGTTCGTCGGGCGAGGAGAGGGCCGCGAGTACGCCGCTGCGGGCGCAGCGTGCGTTGTAGAGTCTGGTGCTCTTTGTCGCAGCCGCAACGCCGCTCTTGATGCAGGATTCGCAGATTGTGAATATGTCGTTGAGTTGAGCGACGACCTCGGAAAGTTGCATTTCGCAGAAAGCAAGGACAGCAAGCGCGAATTAAAGTGCGACGAGGCGGTTGACTTCATGTTAAAAGAAATGAAGAAATCCGGCGCGCGACTAGCAGGCATGGCCCCAACAGCAAACTCATTTTATTTCAATCCGCTCAAGCCAATTCAAACAAACGGATTCATCGTTGGGGACATGATTGCTGTTCGTCGCACGCCGCTTAGGTTTGACGAAGCCATGAGTCTCAAGGAAGACTACGACTACACGCTGCAGCACATAAAGCAGTACGGCGTCGTTGTTCGGCTCAACGCTATCCTTGCGACTTTCGCGCACAGGACAAATCGTGGCGGCGCTTGCAGTTATCGCACTGCCGCCCTTGAGCAAAAGATGATTGACTACTTGAAGAGCAAGTGGCCTGGGATGGTCAGAGACAACCCTCGCAGGCCCAATGAGATTTTGATTCGATAGCAGGAGACTTCCTCAATGGGCAAACGCGGCCCCCCGCCCGAACCGTCGATTCTGAAATACATTCGCGGCAACCCGTCGAAGGATTCGCTGCCGTCGAGCGAGCCGACACCGGAGTTGGTGCCGCAGGACTTCCCGCCGCCCAAGACGCTCGACGGCAAGGCCGCAGAAGTCTGGAACGAGATGGTGCCGAAACTCGCGCGGATGCGGGTGCTGACCGAGGCCGACGTGCCGACGCTGACGCGGTACTGCATCGAGGCGGTGCTGTACCTTGCGTGCTATGAGAAGGTGAAGGTCGGCGGCGAGGAAGTTACGCACTGGGAGCCAGACCCGAACCGCACCGACGGTCGGCTGCGAATCAAGTACACGCAGGTTGCCCCGTGGGCAACGCAGATGCACCGCCATCACGCTGCGATGCTGCGGATTGAGCAAGAGTTCGGCATGACGCCAAGCAGTCGGTCACAGGTATCTACGACAAATGGAAACGCAGATACAGACCCGGTTGCCGCCTACGCTGCGAAGCGACGCCGCCCTAGCGGGGCTTGATTACTACTTCGACCCCGACGCGGCGAAGCACGCTATCGGATTCTTTGAAGAGTGGCTGCGGCACTCCAAAGGAAAACACGCGGGCCAGCCGTTCACGCTGCTTGAGTGGCAAGCGGTGATGATCGGTGAGTTGTTCGGCTGGAAGCGGCTGTCCGACGACACGCGGCGGTTCCGCGTGGCGTACATCTCGACGGCAAAGAAGCAGGGCAAGTCCACGCTGCTGGCGGGCATCGGCCTCTATTTGCTGGTCATGGACGGCGAAAACGGCTGCGAAGTGTACGGGGCGGCTGCTGACCGTGAGCAGGCATCGGTGGTTTACCGCGAGGCGGCAAGCATGGTGCGGGCCTCGCCGCAGTTGTCCCGCGTGCTGGAGGTTGTTGATTCCCGCCGCACGATTGCATACCGCAAAGAAGCGTCGTTCTATCGCGTGCTGTCTGCTGACGCTTTTCGAGCCGAAGGACTCAATATTCACGGGCTTTTGTTCGACGAACTGCACGCTCAAAAAGACAGAAAATTATGGGACGCATTAAGGTACGGCGGTGCGGCCCGAGAACAACCGCTCCTCGTTTCGATAACGACTGCGGGCTACGACCGCAAGGGTATCTGCTACGAGCAATACCAGTACGCGAAGGCGGTTGCGGCGAACTGGAAACACGACCCGACGTTCTTCTCCTGCATCCACGAAATGGAAGCCGACGCCGATTGGAAAGACCCCGACACATGGCCGCAGGCGAACCCTTCGTGGGGCGTGACGATCAAGCCCGACGACTTTGCCCATGACGCGAAGGAGGCCGAGCAGTCGCCGACGAAACTCAATTCTTTCCTCCG